TACTATTCCATGATGAAGATTAGTACATTTACGATTAGTGTCCCCGCCCGTGGCTTTACGAACATCTAAAAACTCCTCTATCTCGGGATGTGATATATGTAGGTAAGAAGCATAACTTCCTCTACGAGTTACCCCTTGACTAAATGCAAGCATTTCTGCATCTACTACTTTCATAAATGGAATTACGCCAGTAGACTCTGAGCCTTTCGACGTCTTTGTCCCTTGTGACCTGACATCGCTCCACCCGCCGCCGATTCCACCACCCATTGATGATAGATAGGCATTCTCAGTGTAATGTCCTGTAATTCCTTCTCTGCTGTCTTCTACATAGTTAAGAAAACAACTTATTGGTAGACCTCTTTTAGTTCCACCATTTGATAACACAGGTGTAGCAAACATAAACCATAAATTACTGGCATAGTCATATATACGCTGTGCGTGTGCTTCGTCATCACAAAAGGCTTCTGCAGCTCGTGCAAAACCTTCTTGAGGACTTTTTTCATCTCCTACAAGATATCGATCCTGTAGAGTTTTGATACTAAAGTCAGTAAGAAGTTTATCCTTACTGTAATCAATTTTCACCATTTCTACGTCTCTCCTCTATTTTTCTATTAATAGTTTCTATATTATCTTTGCCGATTGCTTCTTCTGAATATGTAACTAAGTCCATTAACTCTACGTTTATTAGAAGTTGCTCTGCGTTTTCATTTAGTGACTGAATATATTTATACTTCCCATCTATTGGTATAGAGTCATATATATCAAATACACTTCCATATTGTTGCATTAGGTCTACTGCGCGTTTTGGGCCGATTCCAGGTATTCCTGGAACATTGTCCCCTTTATCGCCAGTTAGACATTTGAATGTAATATAATCTTCCACTTCAAAATCATAATGCTCATCCCAAGTATTTAGTGTTACCTCTTTACGAGTTACTGTACTAAATCTTGAAACTTTATCTGTTATAAGTAAATCCCAATCTCGGTCAGATGAAACCATCCAACACTCATCAAAATTAAACTTCTCTAAATTCATACTTATGTATGCTGCTATATCATCAGCCTCAACTCCCTTGAATTGTAGTACTGTATGTTTTTCTTTTAGCAAAGTAAGTGTATTACTAAACTCTGCCATAAACATTGCAAACTCTTTAGCTTCTTGTTCGGTTTGCTCTGCATATTTTTCTTTACGGTTTGCCTTATACTCTGGGTGTATAGCTTTCCTGTAACTACTACCGCCATCAGCAGTAATAATAATTGTACCTGCGTTGTATGATTTTGCTAAACTTTCTACTGTTCGTGCATAGTCATACTTGAAGTCTGTTACACCTTGATGTTTCCACCTAAATGCAATGTTAAGACCATCAACTATCAGCAAGTTCCCAATCGGAGCTGGGTTCCCAAGGCTTGAGAACGAAATTGCCATTTGTAAATATTATCTCCTCTTTATCTAGCCAGTCTTCTAATATAAGTACGTATGCACCCAGCCAGGCAATATGCATATACTTAGTTGTATTTTTTGGTTTTCTTACAGTTGCTACAAAGAACTTTCCATGATTCTCACGAAACACAAGAAGCGGTTCTTGTTTCATCTGTTGGGCTTGTTTACAAATCTTACTCCACCACTTAAATAAGTTATTACTTTTTTGTGTGAATATCTTTGCATCAAATCCTACATGTTTGTAAAACTTCACTTCTACACAAAATATGTTGTGCTTTCCATGAACTCTCAAATCTCCTTTGATCTTTCCACTACCAGACCCAGGAGTTTGTTCCCATTTTTCTTTAGTTACTCTATCGAGAATAGAAATTACTTGCTGTTCTCCTCGATTACCTTTTTGTCTTGGATTAACCATCTAAATGACTAACCTTATCTTCTTTTACTACTTCTATTTTGGACAATAGTGGGTGTGTCCATCCATGTGATACTATATAAGTATTCAAATTTTCCTCTCTTAGTAATATTTCTACCAATTTTTCTTTTCCTAACTCGTCTAACACATTTGTTACTTCGTCTAAGAATAGTGCGTTTATTTGTGACTTTGATATGCTGCTCATTAGCTTACGTATTGCAAGTAAAGTAGAAGTGTTAACTCTTGCTAACTCTCCTGCACTCAGTGCTAATATATCTACAGGTTTACCATTATCATCTATTTCTACATTTAATTTATCATTTAATACTACAAACTCTAAACTGAATCTTCCATCTGATAGTTCAGCAAGATACTCATTAGTGAGTTCTTCTAAGTCTTTAACTAAGTTTTCTATTTTGTAAGCAAGTAATCCATTAGTACTAAAAGCTTTCTTTAATACTTCTATGTGTCCGAGCTTTTCTTCTACTGTAGTTAATTCTTCTGTAAGGCTTTGTAATTGATTTTCAAAATCATCTTGTTGTTCTTCAATGATAGACATACGAGTATTGTGTCTTTCTACCATTTCATTTTGTTTAATAACATCTTGTAGACTATCTCTTTCTTCTTTGATCTTTCTTTTTAGTTCTACAATATTACTTTTTAACTTCTGTTCATCTAAAATATCTATAGGTAATGTATTGTCTATGTCCCTAAATAAGTCTTCCCATTCTTCTACTTTTCTGTTAGCTATAACTCTAATTTTATTTACTCTATCAGCTTCTTGTTTATCTACTGTGAGTTTTTCTACTGCGTCCCCATACTCTGCTATTTTTGCAGTATGATGTTCTATCTGCTGTTGAACAAACTCTTCGTCAATATCTTGATGACAAGTAGGGCATTCTCCTTTGAGAGTACCATATTCTTTTAGAGAACTTCTATGCTCATTCATTTGATACTTAGATAATGTAATCTCTTTATTTAAAGATGTTGTATCTATAGACTTACTATATTCTTCTAATTGTTGTTTGTAAGCGTTAAGGTCGATTTCATCTAACTGTTCCTTTGTAAAATTATTTTTTATAATTTTTTTATTTGTTTCAGAGATATTTTCATATTCTCTCATATAAGAACGTAAAGTTTTTTCATTTTCTTCCGACTGAAATGGTAAATCGATTTTCGATAATAGTGATGTATCATCCATTTTATTATCTGACAACCATTTTACAATAGTGTCAATTTTACCTTGCAGCCTTGTAGCTTCTGATCCAGAGCTTCTTGCCAAGTCTTTAAATACTTCAAAATATTCTACATACTTATTTAGTTGTAATAAGTCTATTAAGAATCTTTTCCTATTAGTATCAGTAGCAGTAAGAAACTGCAACGATGCATTAGTATTTTGATATACAATCTGACTAAATGTTTTATGGTCTATTCCAATAATTTCTTCTAAAGTTTTATATGTATTAGTAGCTGTATGACTTGATATGTCTTCTCCGTTCTTATAGAACTTTACTTTTATATTACCTCTACGAACCACATCTATTTGGTACTCATCATCTACTACATCAAAAGACAAAGATATATCATAGCCATTATTGACTTCACGATTTGGTATGTCTGCTTTTTTAATTCCTTTCGAGTTTTTATTGAAAAGAACTTCCTCTAATATGAGAGGTATAGAGGATTTACCTGTACCGTTAGTACCAACTAATTGTGTTACTATACTTTCGGTTAAATCTAACTCATTATCTGCTCCATAACTGAAACAATTACTCCACTGCAACTTCTTTAGCGTAATCACTAAACACTCCTAAAATATTTTTTACTTTGTCCTCGTTCAACTCTAATATATAACTCAAGTATTCATTGAGTTCTTCTTCCATAGACATTTCTTTACTAAGAACAAGAGTTGCTTCTGTCTTTCTTTTTATAACTTTTTTATCAAGTAACTCACTATTTTTGATATTACTTAGATCAGATACATCACCTTCTATTTCATATATAGTATGNTGATAGTCTGTTTGTACCATTTCTTCTTCTGTCGATACTGTTTTTCTTATTAACTGCGGCAACTCAAACTGATGCCATGTCCAGTCATAGTTATTATCTATAATTAAATAACCAGTCTTTACAATATTTCTATGAAATGATGTAGTCATAGGGCTTCCAGGGTACACAATATTTCTTTGAGTATTCTCGTGAGCATGTAAGTCTCCTGAATAAACCGTTTTAAACTTATCAAATCTTTCTAAATCTACTTCGGGTACTACATGTGGAGGTATTTCTCCTCTTACATGTGTGAATAGTATTTCTGTATCTATATCTTCTATACTATTCTTCTTGTGCAAATCTGCATAGGGTAGAATTGCCCAGTCTCTACTACAGTATGTATCAGTAATTACAGTTACTAAAGGGTTCAATTGACTTGTAACTTTGATTAAATTATCAAAGAATGTTCTATGTTTCCTTGTAGCTTCGTGATTACCATCGTAGATAACTGTTTCTACTTTNGTATTTTTAATAAAATCAAAATACAAAGTAAGTTCATCCATGGAAGGGACTCGATCAAACAAGTCCCCGCCAATGATATGTAATGTGACCCCATGCTTCTCTACAGCTTCTTCTATCTGTTCAAAGAACATCTTATAACGTGAGCATGCCCATGCCATAGGAACATTCTTTTGTCCCAGCTTAATATGCCAGTCTGCTGTAAATAGAATCATAATGTGCCTTAACTAATGTCAAATTCGTCAGAGATTGACTCGTCTGGTTTTGAGTTATCAGCACCTTCTCTTAGTCTGTCCAGAAGTTCTTTCTGTGCGTCTGGAGTTGGTCTTGTTAAGATTTCATCCATAGACTTAAGGTCTGCTACTAACTCTTGCTCTGACTCAGTTAGAGGTCTTGGTTTACATTTTAATGCTTGTAATTGATACTCAACATTGTAAGCCATCGGTCCTGTTTTAACTCTTTTGAAGCATACATCCCACCCAGTTTCAGGGTCAGTTGGGTCTCCGAGGTCTTCCGCGGCTACCATTACTTGTTCCAGTAGTTTCTTCTTAAGATTTAAGACTTTGACTTTACCGTCATGAATACATTGAATTGCATAAGACCAACCACATTTTAGTTCTGGGTGGTATTCTCTTACCCAATCTTTTTCCACATTAGTAAATGCTTCAGTGTTTCTGTCGAATGACAAACACTCGAAAGGTAAATTCTTTCCGTTTTCACCTTTTAGCCAGTATACATATCTTGGTAACATGTCACCGACTATTCTTATTTTATTATCGCCTTCTACATATTGGTAGCTGTCGATTTTGTTCTTTTGGGCTTCGCCCTTGGCTTGATTAAAACTTATTGCCATTTTATTTCTCCTTTATTGATTTCCTCGAACTTGAAGTGAATACGATCCCCTTCGAGCCAAAGTAATCTGTTGCTTTCTATTATGTCTTCCCTACTAAAGTAAAGGAAGTCTAGAGTGGTATCTTTTGTTTTTTGATATTCGTAATAGTTGCGCAATGACGCGATACCTGCGTACTGTGCAATCTCGCTATCAGAATATCTCCTTCTTTGAATAAACAAAGGCTCAGGATTCACAAGGAAACTATCCCCATGAAAACTTTTTTGCCAGAACTTGTATATTCTATCGTGCCTATTAACTGGAGGCAGTTTGTATGTCAAGATGTGTAGGATTGTCAAAATATCATTGACGCTTCCGTTGCTTTCTTTTTTTATCTTTTTCCAATTATAGAGTAACATTATATCAAAAATCTAACCTTTTGTCAAGAACTATTTTTCAGTCCTATAGATAGGAAACTTCGTACCCTTGTTTCATGTAATATCCCATTCTCGCACCTGCCTGCTTTCTGGCTGTGCGACCTTCAAGGTGTATATCTACAATTACTGGTTGAGGTTTACCTTCGTTTAATCTTATGACTCTACCGACTAACTGTGTCAGTAAAGGCTCGTTGTTTATGGGCGTCCCCAATATTAGACAGCTAAGACAATCTACTGAAATACCTTCAGAAAATATACTTTGAGTTCCAAATAATATATCTTTTGTAGTAAATATTTCTTTAATCATCTCTCCTCTTTCTTCATGAGGAACGTCTCCTGTAACGCATATTGCGTTATCTCCTACTAATGCTGAACTTCTCTTGAGAAAATCAACTCTGTCACTTACTACCAAGACCTTGTGGCCCTTAGCAGCGTAACCTGCAGCAAGTACTGCACATATGTTTTGGTACTCCCAATCGTACGCTAATTCGTTGATTCGAGTAGCCCAAGCAATGTTCGCTCCATCCATGAAGCGTATACCACTTCTCACTACTTCAACGCGAGGCACCATATAATTTTCTTTAGGTGGTTTATATACTGTATTTGAAAAGTAGTCTCGAAATACAACATGTCTTCCATCCTTGCGTTGCATTGTCCCTGTCAGACCGATCTTATGACGAGCCCTGTTAGAGTCAATAATCCGTGTAAAAGTTGGACTGCTTACATGGTGCATTTCATCCAATATAATAGTACCGAACTCCTTTGCGATTTTGTCTTGATTTCGGTACAAAGTTTGCACGTTGCCAATGACAATGTCCTTATCGATTTCAAATCTTCCCGAACCTATCACACCCG